ATACAAGAGCATTCCACCAAAAAACACTACTTTCTCACGGAAGGTTGAAGTTATATATTGAATTCGAAGTAAATTCCCAACAAAAGCTATCTGTGTCATGGCAGTTACCATAGACGTCATGAAAATGGTTGCATAAAAATAAATAGCAAAAGGGTAAAGAATCCAACGAAAAATCAATATCAACAAATACATCCTACATGAAATACCTAAATAATGGTAAATAGTGGAATAAACACCAGACAAAAAAGTAATCTCAATTTGCAACAAATGGAAGAAGGGGGTAAGATACGTGAATAATATATTAGGTTTCAAGAACAAATAAAAATTATATATAAAAAGACTAACAAATATCACAAGCGATGTTGATCCAATTACGAATGTGGTCAAAGTTACCCACCACACAATAAATCTCAGCCATGCAAACCCCAGACTAGCGACTCCTCTCGTTTGGCATGAGATCTCTGTTGTGACACGCATCAATGCGGGTGAAACCACACGTCCAGTCTGAATCGCAACATTACAGACCGGACGAACTGATACATAAATAAGACTAACTAAAAAAGATGTAAACTGTAACAACGTATAAATTGACAAAATTGAAACTGAAGCAATGGCCAGTGGATATCCGAAATCCATCCAATACCAATGAACCATAGTTGCTACCCAAAACCAAACTGCCAGAGACATCTCAAATATGTCCCCAAACATCTCTTCCCATAAATCATCGGTTTCTGTTACTTCACCGTGACTACCGTTCAAAGATGAGGTGACAATAAATGAGTTGCAGTCAAAGCTAAGTTTCAGAAAATGAGCACGATACAAAACGACAGGTAAGTCCTCATCGCAATCAACATACTCACCTATACTCTTACATTCTGTGCGACTAAAATCCGGTAATGTAATCAAAAATATATACATTCTTTCAATTATGTCGCCAAAAATGCGCAAATGCATGGCATCTAAAATCAGCTCAATAAGGGCTAACAAAGCTTCACTAAACTCGGCGATCATTCCGTCTTCAATATAGGCAACCTCTGTTAAAAATGGGTAAAAAACAAGGTTAAACTCGCGTAAAACTTCTTTAAAATCCATTGTCAACATTTGAAAATCACCCTTGAAAACCTCAGTTAAATGCCTGAACAACCCTGTGGATAGAACTGTAAAGCACCTCTCGCGATGTTCTCTTTTCAACTTGTTCAAAAAAAGACAAAATTTGATATCATACAATATTAAACCCATCCAATACGCTTCCCTCAATACGGTGTCAATTACCAAATGCTGTGCATCCTTACAACCCATACAAAACTGGTACAATTGGTCACGAATCTTCCTCTGGAAAAAGGTGTTTGGTACATCTGGACCTTTCCCATCATGATTCAAAAGCGCGTTTAATGAATTCATCAATGTAATATATCTATACATATATGTATTAAGTGTGACTGCTCTGACACCCACACTTTTAAAATCTAATACACCTACAATACTACTACTTCTACACCTAAATTCCTGGAAAAAACGATATGAAACTACGTGTTCTCCTGGAAATGGATAATTAACTCTATATACAAAATAGCACTCATACAATGGGACAACCATGTCAAAATTGTCCTTAATCGAATCAACAACAACACTATCAAGTTCCACGCTAGATAGCATTGTGCATAATTCGAAATAATCTGGGAATTCAAGGGGACTTAATGAACCACCCAGAGCATTGTATCTGGCAAACGAAGGTAATGAGATAAGCTCATGACCCTCTTCTAATTTAATGAAGATTCCTCTTTCATTTTGCATCCTATCTGAGGTTTCACAGTTAGACTGTAATCCTAAGTCAGCCTTGGCGTGGCAAGTTTCTGAAATAGGTTCGTGGCTATAACCACTCTCCCCCGGGAGATCTGTTTGTTGCTCAAAGTTAATGGAATCCTCTAAAATGCATGGTCGATCCTGTTCTCTTTCGAGTCCAGCAGAGCTTTTGCTGCTAGCCAGGGTACCCCCAATGCTTTCTAGTGCACAAGGCACAATTCCCTTATCCTCACTACAAACCCCATATCGTGTATACTTATGTCGTACTTTCATGATTGGTCGATAGGGTGACCCAAACGGTCGTTAAAATCAGGTTTCGAAGCTGAAGTTTACTGCTATGAAAGATATCTAATCTAAATAAATTGGCTGAATCCACTTTCGTTCCGAAGAACTTCACGTGATGAAATCAGGGACTCACTAACACTTGTGCTGTTAGACGTTTATCTCGACGTAGAAATCACCTAGGTGTTGCGAGCCTAGGTACCTCATATGAGGACATTAAAGTCTACGTACACTTTTAAGACGGGTTTTCCCATATTTATCTAGCGGATGGGTTCCGCTTCATCATTTCAATCAGATTTTCCCAGCTGGACCACTAAAAGACAAACTTCTAGACAGTCCAGGTGCCCGTCTGGGTAAGACCTGATCAAATTCATCCTCCGATGAATCCATAACTATGTCAGGCTCAGTGGTTGTAAAAATCCGAGCTTGTTCTTGTGATGGATCTAAGAGAAGACCATGCTTAGTGGCAAGAGCTATAAGCAACTCTCGCTCGTTGTGATGCTCCAGGTCAACCTGGTAACGTTCAACGGTAGCTGATCTACCCATTGACATCGAAGGTAATTGATTCACAGTTGTTGCTACAGGGACAACACCCACAGGTATCGACAAAGGAACAAATACAGGTGTTCCTGAGGCTGTGGTGTCCCGAATCAATGTCATATTCAACTGAGTGGTATAACCAGAAGCACCAATGGTCATGACATTATTGGCAGAATAAGCATTGCCAGGATCTATAATAAAAGCTGGGGATGGACCCGTTGCTGTTACATAGAAGGTAAATGTGTATGATAAACGGCCGTTGCTTGCAAAAGTGGAAGACTGAACAACGACTGTTATATTTGGGCTCAAGGTTGTTGAGCATGCTGATTGATGTGTTTGTTGATTCAAGTTGACTGGAATTGTAGAAGTGAATGGATCATATGTTGAAGCTACACAATTAACAAGTCCAGAAATGGCTATAGCGGGGTTAGTTCTTAAAGTTTGGACAACTCCAAGAGATCCTGAAGGTGTACCGGAAACTAATGTAGTTGAACTGTTTCCGGCTATAACACCATTAACAGTCAACTGAACTAAAACGCCATTACCTAATTCCAAATTTGCCATGTTCACAACCAAACGGGTTTGTCTTGTGCCGCCACCATCATTATATGACAATGTAGAAAACAAAGGTTTACTATTGCCATTTAAAGACAATGGGGTAAAACGCCCATTAAAATTCAACTGGGTTGGTGCTGAGCCAATGTTTGATTCAAAAGGACCTAAGAAATTTCCAACCTGATTGTTGGCTGGATTCCCCGCTAATAAAACGGTTCCTATCTTTGGTAACTGATAAATCGGTTGCACTAACTCAACATCAAATGATATCCACAACTGACCAATAACTGATCCGGGTGTGTACGATGTTGGAAGACCCTGGGTGGCTAGAGTCACATCTACAAAGTTGTATGTAGCAGGATCAATGACTACGTTTCTGCTATTCTTAACATTGTAATAATTAAAAGATTGGGTTTGACATTCCACTCCATACATTATACAATGATCTGGTCGAGCCATGACAGAATCTGTGGAATTCTCTAGCTCAATAGCATTTTGAAATGGTGCTTGCAAAACATTATATGTTGCTGCAAACATCACGTAGCCCATTGCTGGTGTTTGATTATATGATGAGGTTGTTGAAACAAACTCGAAAACTAAGCCATGGAATTTGTATTGTTCAAACAAAATAGCCAAACTACTTAACCATGGGAATATAGATGAATCCCCAGGATTAACAGTATAGACCATTGGGTTAAACAAAGCTCCATTAGCTGGAGCTGTAATATCCATGACATATTCTCTATGAGAAACTCGAACGGAGTTACCTGATGTGTGCATCTTCGGAATTGATAATGCATTACCCTCGGCTAACCCAGAACCATCTCGTTTCTGTTTAAATAATGAATTTGAGACTGGCGTCCCGCCTAAAGCGTAATCACCAGTGCCAGAAACTTTATTCAACAAAAATTTCGCGAGGCCTTGGGTTGTGTTCCGTGAGCCAGGTATGAAGTGATCAGAGATTGCACCTGCACCATTAATCAACATGGACCGAGTCGCTTTGTTGCTTAAAGCCTGCTTGACAGCTCCTTTCGCCATACTAGCTATGTCTTTCATTGAGTAAGCACCTGAGCCTTTTGCAACTCCAGTGTTATTCTTGTTCATTTTCTTCCCCCCCTTCTTTTTTTGAGTGTTCTTCTTCTGCGGCATTGAAAGTTCCGCCCCGGAAAATAGTCCTGGTTGACACGTGGGTCCCGTCTGGGTTGCTACCCCAGTTTCGTGCCCTTGACTGCTAAGTCCTCAGGCCTCATTCCACTTGTCTAGATACTATCGCAAAGATTTACACCTCTTCATTCCCTGTACTGTCCACATACCGTGTGGAAAATGGGCTGGTGGATACCCACATTCTCATGTACATTTCATTTCTGAGGTAATCAGATTCCCTACACCCCACAAGTGTTCGAGAAAATCTGAACTGTTGTTAAACTTCACATGAAACCAGGATACTATTCCCCATCAAACGACCTCGCGGTGGGGGCAAATAACCGTGTGTGTCTTTTCCACGTGTCACACATCCACTCATGCGGGAACTCTCGGGTCCCGCCTCGCCGGCTAACTATCGTATAGCATTATCACGCTAGAGCAACACAGGTGCTCAGGAATCCTGGATTTTAGGTAAATTCTAACCCCAACAAGCACGTTGGTCTTCCCACAGGTTCGTACATATAAATATGACCGTTCACGGCGAGACTCAGTCTCATCCCGGTTACTCTTACCCGCTGCAGTTCCCCTTCAAACGTAATTAATGAAGGATCCAGTCTGGTAAAGTTTTAATGAAACCCAGACCTCCCAAGGGGAGT